GACGAATTAGCCGGACTTAAAACCATGCTAACTGAAAAACAGAACGCGGAAACCCAATCGGCTATTATGAAGGATGTAAGAGCTAAGATGCTTGAAAAACACGCTGATGACTCCTATGTACTTGATAAAACTCTTCAAGGCGTAACATTCGATGTAAAGAAATCAATTGACGAACTCGTTACAGAGCAACTTACTCGTTACGATGCCGAATTGAAGGCTTGTCGTGGAACAGGTGCTAAACCTCGCAACACGGGCAATAATCCAACAGGCGGTAGCAGTAGTGCAGTTGATAGCTATTTTGCAAAGAAAGCAGCGCGTGAAGGTTGGGCGAAGAAATCATAACAACTATTACTAACTAACGTAAAACAATCTTTCCAATGGCAAATCAAGGTAACACTTACGATGTCAACACATTCAAAGTGGGTCACGCAAGAAAGGTTTGGCGCGAGACTCGTCATCGCTATCCCGGTGGCGGTCTTATTTCCAATGTTGCAGATTGGGTAGACGCAAAAGTTATACCGGCAGGCACACCTGCAACAATCGACTTGGAAGCTAAGACTATCGTTGCTCACACAGCGGCACAAGTCGCAGCAAGTTCTATCGCTGACCTCGGCATCAACGGCTTCACACAAGAAGACGTACAAATCACAAGCAAAGACACCGTTGCATCAGCAACCGTTGTTTATGATGGCGAACTCTATGGATATATGCTTGATGCAGATGTCCTTTCGGCTATCAAAACAGCAGGTGGCGTAGCTCAGGTAACTATTGTTTATTAACCTCTAAACACCTAACATTATGGCAGCAAACACACTCCCCGTTAATTTGTATGATGTAATGGCACTCGGTCTTGGAGGCGAAACATTCCAAGAGTTTGTAGACCACTACAACGAGAAATACGACAAACTTGAAATTGATGGTTTTGAGTTTGAACCAACACGTATCAGCTACACCTTTGCGCAGATCATCGCAAGCACAGGCGCAACAACTTTGCCTGCATACGTTGACCCCGAATCTCCGGGCTACGAAGTAGCACTCCGCGAGTTGCAAGGTCGCACAGGTAACATTCCTACCTTCAAGCAGTTCTATCGCTTAAATCGTACAACCGTACGTGAGCAATTGCAACTCATCCAAAAATTAGGTGGTGTTACAAGCGGTATGCAAGACATCTTCATGCGCTTGCTCGATGAAAGCACAGAAGGTCTTATCAAGTCTTACCAAAACGCCTTGACACATCAGCGTCATCAAATCGTTTCAACAGGTAAGTTCACAATCAGTGAAATCAACAACCCACGTGGTCTTCGCGGTATCACTATTGACTTTGGTATCAAAGACGCACACTTTGATGAACTCAAAGGTGACAAACGTTTCTGGACTAAGGAAGAACACACCACAGCAAACGAAGGCGCAGACTCAGACCCGATTGAATATTTCAAGACACGCATCAAAGCAATTCGCCGTACATATCACTATTATGGCGCAATCCGCGTAGAACTCGCACAAGACTTGCTTGATGACATCTTGACACACTCAAAGGTACTCAGTCGCATCGGTAAGGCTCTCTATCCTAACGCATCAGCAGAAAACGCTCTTGACAACGCACGTAATCAATCTGACGAGGCTATCTTGGCAGTGTTCAAGAAACTCATCAAGGCTGATGAAATCGTTGGTCGTGACAGCTACGCTTACGTTGACAAACCCGGCAAAGACGCTGACGGAACTCCCGATCTCATCACTGAACAAGTTGAGAACTTCAAGAAAGAAAACGTTGCGTTCATCCCGACAGGCAAAATCGGTGGTGTACAAGGCGTTGAACCTCTTGACCTCGGCTACAAGGCAGAAGAAATCGGCTCATTCCATGACGGTCGCTTAAAACTCTATCAACGAGTTAACCAAGAGACACACTCTATGTATATTGAGTCAGAGGCAGCACAACTTTGCGTACCTTCTGCAATTGAGCAAATGTTCATCAGCACTGTTACCGTCTAACCTTTAAGCCCTACAAGATATGGCTAACGAAGCTATTACAATGCAAGAATATCTCAAAGGCGTAACAGCCTACGATATTGCAGACAGCGCATTGGTGACAATTAGCGTTAAGCATGACTTTGACCTAACAACACCCTTTGAAGAAATCAAGAACTTGCCCGATGACAAAGGTTTGAAATTGATTGACCTTGCAACAGCAGACCTTTTAATGTGGTGCGCATCGACACCTTCGACACGCAACGACACTGAAGACTCTGATGGTGGATGGAAACACAAAGAGGGCGGTTGGCAAACAAGCGCATACGATAAACGTCAGCTACGCGCAAAGGCTAAAGGGTTATATAAAAAGTGGGGCGAAACTATCACTGAGACATCAATTGTGCGAATAATAAACCTTTAAGCCAATGTCAGACATCAACAATCCTCGCTTTCCGCATACTTGCACAATCTATCGTTTGGTAGGCGTAACAAACCTCAAAGACGGTGAGAAAAGTGTATTGTACGAGGGTGAGTGTCGCAAAGAGTCTTCGACAAACTTGCGCACATTCAAGACAAACAATGTCATCAAAGCTGACTATCGCGTAGCCTTACCAATCAAAGGTAAATGCGATATTAAAGCAGGCGATTTTGTTGATGTTACTGACTATGGTGGAACTTACACTAAATGCTCTATCGCAGAAGTGTACCCTTCCAATCTTGGCACAAGCATATATTTCAATCTCTCAAAGACATGAAAGATAACGCTGCATTATTTGATAAAGGCATGGCAAAAGCTGCTAAACTCATTAGCCGACACCTCAACAATATATTGTCAGAGGCGGCTGACGATTTAGTTGCAGAGGCATTTTCTCATAGGGTGCAGGTTGGGCATAACATGACGGGTAACACCGTGACATCTTATGCAGCAGGAGTATATGACAATGGCAGATTGGTAAAGGTACATTTAGGTGGTAGTAAAGACCCCGTACAACGCAAAATCTCACCTTACGATGTTTTTCCGGCAGGGAGAATACGATGGGATGGCGATGTGCAAAACGGTGATTTTGCCGCAATAGTCTCTACCGATAGAAACTATGGTTATAACTCTGTACGTGAGTGGTTGCAAGGTGTAGTTCCAACTAAAAACGGCTTTCAAATATGTGTGATGTCAGGCGTTGAATACGCATCATTCCAAGAGAAGAAATTGGGTATAGATGTTTTGACAGCAATATATCTTGATGCAGAAGCAATATTTCAATCGCACATTAGACCAATAGAGTAATGGCACTATCATTCAATCGTAAAGCAGTTTTGGCAGACTTGCAGCAAGTCTTTGCAGATGTCGCAGACACAATCATCTTTACTGACCGCACGGAAACCGTTCCCGAACAAGTAGAGAAATTTGCAGTTATACGTCTTCCGCAAGGCATACGCTCAACAAGTTCAATCCGCAACGAAACTTATGCGCAGATAGTTCTATTTGCACGTAACAAAGAATACGGATATGAAGACACCAAGACACTTGACGAAATGGAACAAGTAGCGATGTCGAAATTCCCAATTACGACTGACCTTCTTACAGGTATATCGCCACGATTGATGAATGGCGGCAATGACTCTTTAGGTTTTCACGCAGTGATAATTCAATTTAAAATAACAATTAGAAAATATTAAAACACCATACTACAATGGCAGCGATTACAATTAAATCAAAGTTGGCTGACCTTGACGTAATCTTCAACAAGCTCACCAACGTGTATTACAGCAGCACTGAGAACTTAACTCCGAAGACTATCACAGAGTTTGACGTTGAGTTTCCCGTTCTCTCTGACGGTGTGACCTTCGACACAGGTGCGCCTGACATCACTCGCGTTAAGCTCACCACAGGTAGCACATGGACATCACTTGCAGATGCAGGTGACGCAGACATCCAATTCCAAGTTGCGTCTATCGCAAATGTCATCAACAAGATTTTCCTCAACGTTGGTACTGAAAGCGCAGAGGCAACCGTAAACGAATTGGATGGCAACCTCTACGAAGGTTATGGCTACAACATCGACCCCAAGAAGGTAACAGGCTCACTCTTGCTTGTTAGCGAAGACAAAGAGACCGCAGTCCTCTTGACTAAGGTCGAAGGTTACGGCTCACTCATCACTGAGCAAGGCAAACCTGCTTACTTTAACACTCAGTGGACTCCGCTCAAAGACAACGGTGTTGCTCTCTACATCTTGCAGAAGAAGGCAGCAGAAGCGTAAGTTCTCCTATTTACTCTATTATATAACAAGCGGTGGCGCGGCTATCAATGCCACGTCATCGCTTTCTAATAATTAAGCCCAACTAATTATGGAACTACCCAACGAAGACGATCAACAACTTTTAGACCAACTTATAGAAGACGAGCCAACGATAATAACATTCCGTGGTCGCAAGCGCAAACTTGGTTGGATAAGACGCGGCACAATCCGCAAGATTACCCATATCATGGAACAGCAAGGCAATGATGACAAGGCAACTTGTCAAGCAGTTGCAGCAGTGTTACTTAACGGCTATTGGAAAATCAAGTTTTTTTGGTGGCTCAAATGGCGTTTATACTATTACATCTATCAAGTAGGTGACGATGAGTTAAAAGACATCCTTGTAGAATCTAAAAAAAAAATTCCTGTGCGCGATTACTATCTTGCTACCATATATCTGACCGCGATAAAGGACACGACGATGCAGATGACGAAGAAAGAAGTAGCAGCCAATTTCCGTCAAGGACAATCTACGGACAAAGCTGGGAACTAACAAAAGAGCGTCAGTGGCTCGCTGAACCAATGCGCATCTTTGGCATTGCTGTAACACCTCCTTTGTACGGATTGAATTGGCTATTATCTGCGGCACAAGTTGAATTACTTGCAATTGACACGTGCGTTTTAGTTACCAACCATGACAGCAAGACAAGCGGCAAGAGCAAGGATGGCAAACCTCAACCGAAGGCTTTCAAATCTCCGTCACTTAGCAGAATTGAAGAAGTAACAAGACGTTGGAAAGCAAAGTATGAAGGTCGTGAAAATGAAAAAATACAATTTAAAGACGTATTTTAAACAATGGCTAACTTAGGCGATTTATATTTCAACATTCTGCTCAAAGATGAAACAGCGCAGCAGAAAAATCAGATAAAGCAGCAATTGATTAGAGACCTCAATGCTGAGATAAGCGTCAAAATGAAAGATGCTCAAACTCTCATTAAGGATATTCAAGCAGCATTGAAAGCCAACACATTTGTAGCAAGTGTCGGCACACAACTCAATGCGCAACAATTGCAAGCGGCTATCAACAATACGCAATACACAGCGCACATCACAGCAATTGCTACGGAGTTAGCTGAAAGCATAACGCGAGCAATAGGCACAAAGAAATACCCCGTATATGCGGCTATTGATGCAGCAACGCTAACATCACAGCTGACGCACATACTCAACGGCAAAGGCTATAAAGCTGACGTTTCGATTAATGCAGGTTTACTATCAACTGAGCTAAAGAGTGTATTGCTTAACCAAAAGCACACACTCAAAATCTCTATTGACGTGCCAATACTATCGCAGCAATTGCAGCAAGTCTTACAAAATAACAGCAAGCTAAAAGTGTCGTTTGATAAGACAACGCTACGCAATGACATTCAAGCTACGTTGGGGCAAAATCCGTTCAAAATCAATATTGTTGTAGATAAGGCATCAGCTACGCAAGCAGTGCAAATGGCGTTACAACAATCATCAGTTTGGAACGGCAAATATACCGTTGATGATTTAAGGGCGGAAAAAGCACGTACTGAGCAAGCTATTCAAAATTGGCGCAATGCACAAGCGGCAGCAGCAAAAGCGAAATCAGCACATCACGCGGCAGCACGTGCGGCAGATGAACATTCGGGCGCAAGCATACGTCTACGTAGCGCACTTGGCTCAAATATCAGCGTAGCCGGACAATTAAAAGACCAATTCGTATCGCTTTATTCAGTCTATGCAGCAGAGCAATTTCTGAGCAAGGTTGTCGACATTGGTGGTGAATTGGAACACCAAAAGTTAGCACTTGATGCAATCTTAAAAGACAAAGGTAAAACACAAGACTTGTTTGGCGAAATCCGTTCATTGGCATTGAAATCACCTTTTGGTGTCATGGACTTGAACCAATACGCAAAGCAGTTGTCAGCGTTCACCGTACCTTACAACGAATTGTACGACACAATGAAACGCCTTGCAGATATTTCGGCAGGTACAGGTGTCGATATGCAACGTCTTATTTTAGCTTATGGTAAGACAAAAAACCGCACATTCCTCGATGGTCTTGAGGCAAAACAATTCGCATACGCCAACATTCCTATCTATGATAAACTCTCAAAGAAGCTCACAGAGTTAGAAGGCAAGTTTGTCAGTGTTGCAGACGTAATGAAACGCATCTCTAAAAAGCAAATATCATTCGACATGGTAAAAGATGTCTTATGGGATTTGACTGACGAAGGCGGTATGTTCAACAATATGCAAGAAGTCTTGTCAGGCTCAGTCAAGACACGTT